AAAAGGCGCTGGAGCTATTATGTAAATACAAGGGTATGTTCACGGACAAGGTTGAAGTCACTGATTCGCCGAAAGACAGTATTTCGATAGCTGACTTGCAGTTGCCGTTAGAGGAACGTAAGCGGCTTTTACAGGCTGTGCGTGAAGCGAAAGCGGCCAAGCAGAAGGTTCAGGAGTGAATGTAGCTGATTTGTCAGCGGCGACTATCTCCGAGGATGCGCTTGTCGGGAGCGTATGCCGAGATAGTCTGTATGAGTTCGTCCGGGAGTTTTGGGGCGAGATTATCGACGAGCCGTTCGTGGATAACTGGCACATCGAGTATTTGTGCTGTGAACTGGAAAAGGTGGCCGAGCAAGTATTTAATCGTAGGCCTCGGCTATATGATCTTTTGATAAATATTGCGCCTGGGACAACCAAGAGTACGATCATCAGTGTGATGTTTCCGGCATGGTGCTGGACACGGGCCGTGTGGGTGCAGACGATCTGTGGCAGTTATGCCCAGGAGCTGAGTCTGGATCTATCGACCAAGTGCAGGGCCGTGGTGCAGAGCGCGAAGTTCAAGCGATGTTTCCCGAAGTTGCGTATCAGGGATGACCAAAACACAAAAACATTATTTCAGCTGCGGGATGTGGGCAAGGAGCGCGGTGGTTGGCGGTACGCGACCTCGACTGGTGGCAGCGTGACAGGCAGGCACGGCCACATCATTGTAATAGATGATCCCGTAGACCCGCAGGGCGCTGTGTCCGAAGCGGAGCTGAAGGAAGCCAGGGATTGGTTGACGAACGTGATCCCGAAGCGGCGCGTCCATCAGGATATGACGGTGACAATTATGATTATGCAACGGCTCAGTCCGGACGATCCCAGCGGGCTGTGGCTGGAGTGGAAAAAGGATCTGGGCTTGCCGATTAAAGAAATCTGCCTCCCGGCTGAGTTGGGGGACAATATCCAGCCCAAGAAGCTGGCCAGATTTTACAAAAATGGGCTGATGGATCCGCAACGGTTGGGAAGGGAAACACTGCGGGCGCAACGGCTTATCGGTGAGCACGCGTATGCCGCGCAGTATTTACAAAAACCTGTGCCTCCCGGTGGTGGAATGTTTAAAGTCGACCGCATCGGAATAGAGACGATAGACTATAGCGGCGCAGCGTGGCGGCTGGTACGGTACTGGGACAAGGCGGGCACAAAGGACGGGGGGTCGTACACAGTCGGTCTATTGATGGGCGTGAAGGGGATGGGGAACAGCGGCCCATTTTATGTGTTGGACGTGGTGCGCGGGCAGTGGGAGGCGGCTGAGCGTGAGCGCATCATCAAGCAAACGGCGCAGCAGGACGGTCATCGCGTACAACAGGTAGTGGAACAGGAGCCCGGAAGCGGGGGCAAGGAAAGCGCGCAAGCGACGGCGCGCAGTTTGGCGGGGTTCCGAGTGCGGCTGGATCGGGTGGGCGCGGGAAGCGGTAATAAAATCCAGCGTGCCGATCCATACGCAACGCAAGTCAACGCCGGTAATGTTATTTTACAAAGGGCGGATTGGAACCGTGCATATTTACGCGAGCTTGCGGAGTTTCGCGAATCGAGTAGGTACAAGGACCAGGTGGATGCTTCGAGCGGGGCATTTTCTTTTTTGACAAGGTCAGTCCAGATTGGGGTTTTCTAGGGAGTGTATGCAATGAGCAGTGACGATAGTGTTCAGCATCGGGCGCGTCAGGCGGTTCGGCAGGCGCGGCGAACGGGACAAATCGCCGCAGGACTTGAAGAACAAGCTGACCGTGCGGTTGAAAGCGGTGGTGACGTTGCATCATTGTTTGCTGGTGTGCGGCACGCTGTATCCAATGCGCTCACGTCTCGCTCCGCGCTGCTGACGAAAATGCTTGATCCTCGGCGAGATCTTAATACGGAGTGTGGGTATATTACCGATCCGCAAGCATCGGATTTTAACGATATGTATAAACAGGAGGGGGTGGCCCGGCGGGTGGTCCATGTGCTGCCGGAAGAAAGCTGGCAGGTTCAGCCGACAGTATATGAGACGGAAGATCCAGAGGAAACAGAGTTCGAGCGGGCCTGGCGGGACTTAGCGGAAGCGCATGATTTATTTACCGTGTTAGCGCGTGCCGATATTATATCCGGGATCGGGCGGTTCGGGGTGATCGTGTTGGGTATTGATGACGGTCGGCGGTTGGCGGAAGAGGCGGTATTCGGCGCTAGTGGACGGCAGCTTTTATATGCGCGGCCATTTGACGAAAGCGTTGTTAAGATACAGGCTATGGAAAAAAATACTGCAAGCCCACGATATGGGCATCCAATTCGTTACGCCATCCAGTTCGAGACTTCCGTGGGGGGCACCACATCGAGCGTTACGGAAGAAGTTCATTGGACGCGCGTGATTCATTTGGCAGACAATCGTCGAATGTCGGACGTGTTGGGCGTTCCCCGTCTCCGCCCTGTTTTTAATCGTTTACAGGATCTTCGCAAGTTGTTGGGTGGATCGGCGGAAATGTTTTGGCAGGGGGCGTTTCCGGGTTTCAGCGTCGAGGTGGACCCGAAATTGCTAGAAGCGGGCATGTCTGTTAACATCAATGTTGATGACGTGAAAGAACAAATACTTAATTACGTCAACGGTCTTCAGCGCTGGCTTCAGTTTATCGGACTAACGGTCAAAACGTTGGCCCCCCAAGTATCCGATCCTGCCGCGCATATCGAGGCGCAGCTCAAGGCGATTGCGATATCGTTAGGTATACCATATCGGGTGTTTATCGGGACTGAGGAAGGCAGGTTGGCTGGCGGACAGGACGCCAGGGCATGGGCGCAGCGGGTGCGGCACCGACAAATAAATTATTTGACTCCGTTTGTTGTTCGACCTTTGATTAGACGCTTGATCGACTTGGGCGTTTTGCCGGAGCCGCAATCGCTTACTATAGAGTGGCCGGAGATGCTGTCCCCGTCGGAACAGGAGCGTGCCGAGATTGCCAAGGTGCGGACTGAGGCTATTAAGACGTTCGTGCAGGGCGATGGTGAGCAAGTTGTTCCTCTGGCGTTTTGGCTGACTGAGATTTTAGGGCTGGAGACGGAGCAGGCAGATGCTATCATACATGAGCTGGAGCAGGGCGAGGCGGTATAGTACTGGGGGAGCGGTATGCGGATGATTGATCCATCCCGCACGTTGACTATCCGGCGTGCTTTTGTTGCGGATATGCGGCGGCGGTTTGCGTATATAAAACGACAAATACAAGCGCTGATTGTTGACTTGGATGTTTTCGGAATCAAGCGGACGGCAGGGCCTTTGGTTATACATGCGGGTGTGCCGGAGGTGGGCCGACAGGCATGGCGGTTCCGGACTGATCCGGAGAAGGTAAGCGAGTTTCGCAAGTGGCTGGAGGCGCAGACCACCGGTGCGGACCCGAAACTTGCCATACTTGGCCGGACTCCGGATGGGAAGCCGTGGCTGTCGAAATATATTGAGAGCGCCTATAAAAAGGGGCAAGTTCGGGCCTACAGGGAGGCTTATGGCGAGTTAGTGGATACGCCAGCGGGGTTGAAGCTTACGGATGATGGAAAATTATTTGGCATTTCGTTTGCGGGGCCGGAAGAAACCAAGCGGATCGAGGCAATCTATACTAGAGCATGGAACGATCTTGCGGGCGTCAATGATGCGATGAAACAGAAACTGTCTCGCACATTGTCTCGCTCATTGGCGCTGGGCTTGGCTGAGGGCAGGAGTCCTTATGCGATTGCAAGAGATATGCGAAAAGAGATAGATAGTCTATCCAAACTGCGGGCTGAAACGATTGCTCGCACTGAAGTGATTGCCGCTCATGCCGAAGGACAGCTTGATGCTTATGATGCGCTGCAAGTCAAAAAAGTACAAATACAAGCTGAGTGGTTGACGGCGGGAGATAATAAGGTTTGTCCCCAGTGTGATATTATGGGGACGGAGACTATGACAATAAAACAGGCGCGCGGATTGATTCCACTTCATCCGAACTGCGTTCTTGGCAACTCAATAGTGGTTGCACCTGACATTTTGTGCATGATGCGGGGGCACTATACCGGGGAGATAGTCGAGTTTGTTACGGCCAATGGTAGACGTTTTGCCGTTACTGGTAATCACATATTGCTTACGCAGAATGGTTTTCGATCGGCGCGAGCGATTCACGAGGGAGAGTATCTTGTAGAGACACCCGCTGTGGATGGTTCCGTCCAGAACCCAAATGTAAATGGGGATATGCCCAGCATTGAAGAATGCTTTGCTTCGCTGGCTGAACTTGAGCATATGTTTTCCAGACGTATGCCAACCGCCCCCGAAGATTTCCACAATGAAGGGCGTTTCTTCGATTCCGAAGTCTGCATTATATGGCCCGACTGCGAATTGTGGGATCAGGCGAAGGTGGGGGGATGTGAGGGAGTAGAACGCGCGCTCAAGGCCCTTCAGTTTGCTCGGCTTCATAGTTCGCTGTCTGCTGCTGGCTCGCTGGCACAGTTCCTCCATCGTATAGCGTTTGCCGCGAACGGTTGTATGAGCCGCTTTTGTGTTCCGTCGGTTCTCGGTAGGGCTGCGGCATTGCATCATAAGGCGATTGGCGGCGGCGCATCCTCTAATGGGGATGCCCGCATTGGTAAGGCGGAGGCGGATAGCGTTCCTGTCAATCCCTATCAGTCGCTCCAGGCGGTTGAGGCTCCAACCGGTGGTATACAGGCGTATGATTTTGGCGGTGTCCAGCTCACGTTTGATAAACTGACCTGTGTGCGGGTCTCTCATGTTACTGATACTCCTGTTTATGATTTAAGGCAGCCCCCCCACCGGATAAGGCGGGCGTTGACAGGACGATCAAGCGGGCAATCGTGGCGGGTGCCCCGAAGGGGACTACTCCATCACAGGCTATAGCTAAGAGCAGGTGGCTGGGAAAGGAAAAAATCGGCGGTACAAAAAAGATTGTTAGACGATCTACAAAAAAGAAGAGAGCAGTTCGATGAAGTTAAACCAATGGCAGGATCTGATTGTATGTTCGTATTTTACACCTGGTCCATACAAGAAGGAAGCGGATCGATTGATTGCTTCGCTGGAAAAGCTGGAACTTCCATATCATGTTATCCGTTGTGCGTTTTTGAAAGATAGGGGATGGAAGGCAGCCGTACGATATAAACCGTTTGCTATTGGCCGCTTTATGTCCAGGAATCCTAATCGACCAATATTATTTGTAGACGCGGATTCAGTGATAGTGAGAGATCCACGGTTGACTTTGCCGAATACGTGGACAGGAAAAGATGTGCCGCCGATATCGGTTCATTCATTCAAGGGCCAGCGGTGTAGTGGCACGGTTGTTTGCGCGCCAACGGACGGAGCGCGCAAAATATTGGTCGAATGGGCGAATTGTGACGCTGCCCGGCCTGATTTACCACGACCGCAGCAAGCATTAGAGTTTATAGACGCGATCAATTCTCAGCTTGATCCCGAGTGGTGTTGGATTTTTGATTTATCTCCGGTTGTATATGGGAAGCGGGAGCCAATTGTGAAACATTTGCAAGCAAGCCGTGAATACAGGGAAGATCGGCCTACATCACAGCGTTTACTTGAAAGCCGTCGATTGTATTTGAAGGAGTATGCGTTGAGATGAAAGTGATTGCGTTTCATACGGGCGGTCGATACGAGGAGGAAGCGGAGTTGCTCGGGGCTTCGCTCGATCGTTTGTGTATCGACTATCATATAGCGAAGATTGAGGGCTTTAAAGGTGATTGGGATCGTGCTGTTGCGCTTAAGCCGGTTTTCATAGCTGAATGTAGGAACGCATTCAAGGGACCGTTGGTTTCGGTAGACGTTGATTGTTTCTTTCATGAGGATCCTTCCGACTATTTTGACTCGCTTAAGTGTGATTTTTCTGCTCATTGGTTTCAGGGACCGTCAGGCGGCTATGATCGTGAGCGTAATGATAATTGGCTTTTGAGTGGGACGATGTACTGGGGCGACACGCTGCGGGCGAGAAAGCTTCTTAGAGCGTGGATTCATGAAAATAATCGTAAACAGGCGCTTGGAGATTGGAAAGGCGGCGGGCAGGCGAACTTATACGATGTTTTGAAAATGAACAAGATTGATGGGTTGAGGGTGCTGCGGTTGCCGGGCCGTTATTGCTATGTTTTTGATAAGCCCTGGGCATATCCGAAGGGATGTGTTCCGGTCATCGAGCATTTGATTGCGAGCCGAGAAAACCGTGGCGCGTCGAAGGGAAAGGTGTGTGCTAAGAGAAGCAAGAGGATAGAAGAGCTATGGAGACTGGTAAATGAAGCGTGAAAAGAATACTGAGGGGACCGCGGCCATGAAGCCGATTGTTTTGCCTTTCGGCGCACCACGGTCAGGTACGACGTTTCTTCACCGGGCTTTTCTGCTCAAGGTGAAAGACGTTTTCGTTCCCGACAAGTTTAGAGAATCATATGCTTTTCATCCTTGTAGGAGTAATAGGGGGCTGATGGGATTGGCGCAGCTGTTTGTGAAACAGCATTTGGTTTTCGTGCGAATATTACGTCATCCAATGTCTTGCGTGGAGTCGTTCGTTGCTACCCGTAAGCACGTGCGGATTCGTGGCAGCTTGTCTCTTAATGATGATGAGGCGGTAGTAAGATGGTTGAACGATGAGACGCGAAACTTTCATCACCAAATGAGGTATATGAAAGAAGCTAAAGGGGGATGGGAAACAATTCCGTGGCGTGTAGTGCAAGTAAAATATGAATCGTTGTTTGATCCGAGGGGCGTGCGAAAGTTCATTAAACGGTTGGCTAAGGTGCTTCCCGAAAGTGTCTCGCTCAAATCATTGGAATGTCATATCAATAAAAACTTCGGAGTTCCTACTGCGGCTGCAATCGCGGGGAGATTAGAGAGCGGAATTGACTTTTCAGTTTTGACGCCGGTGCAACGGCAATTTTTTGTTGAGGAGCTGAGAAGCACCGCAGCGATGAATGGATATGATATCGAAAAGCGCCCGAATGATAGAAAGATCATACTTGCTGGGGGTTCAAAATGAGCAACGAACTGCCGCTTTGCGTTCAAGAACTGTTCAGCGCGCCAAAAACGATCGATGACTTGGTGGAGCGGTTGCGGGGTCCGACTCCATTCTCGACGGCCAATTATGGTGATGGTGAGTGGAGTTGTATTTTGGGGGGTGTGGGAAGCCATATTAATCATCGGGAATATAATGTCAACGGCGACCAATACGCTTTGCCAGGGCTTGCTGAAGCTATGGTGGACACGTTATTGGAACCTGTGTTGACCTATTATGGATATAATCCCGGAAAGAAACTCAGGGGCAGAGTGGAGAATTGGTTGAGGGAGCGTGGTATAAACGTCCCCGTGATTGGATCGGTTTGTTATGAGTATGGTTCGGGCCGATCATATAAAAGCTGTAAGGGTTTGCTTTGTCATGGGTGGAGCACGAATACTCGGGTGCCTTGGATGTGGAAGGAAATCATATCTGGAGCGAATTGCAAAGGCGAGTTTGCGCCTTTCTTACGGCTGTGCAAAGAGTCGGCAGTGATTGTAGTGGGTGGCGCGCATTTGAGTAATATACCTGACTTTGATTACTCTTTTATCGAGACGCCTTCATCCAATACCTGGAATGAGATTGATAGTATTGAGAAGAAGGTGCTGTTGGGCATCAAATCCATTCGGCCCCAGCTTGTGTTGTTTTGTTGCGGATTGGCCTCGAACATATTAATTTGGAGACTTGCTAAGCGTGGGGTTGGTTGTCATCTTGTTGACTGTGGTGCGGTTTTCGATCCTTATGTGGGGGTAAAGTCGCGGAAGACGTATAAGGGAGTTGGCTTTCAGAAAAGATTATTTCGCAATAGGACGGAGGCGATAGATGGTGGAAGAAAGGCGGATTAAGGTTTTTCTGCCATATCGTGGCGAGTTCGGGTTTATCTGCATGATGCATGCGCCGCAGGTGAAAGCATATCATGGTTTGAAGGCAGTATTTATCGAACCTGGCATGGAAGCGCTGTATCCTGATTGTGGGTACATGTATGTGCCGGTACGCCCTGATAGGTTGAGGCGAGCGCGAATTGAAAAGGCTTGGTTGGATCGATTAGTTAAGGGCTCGAAGCTTGCGCTTGATGAGGGGGTAGTGCATGAGTTTGTGGAACCGGATCCGAAAGCGCCCAGAGAATATTTTACACCAGTGCCTTTTACTTCTCCTTCGAATGACGTGCCGTCTGTGATTGACGTAGTTGTGTGCCCGCGAAAGCGCGAATATGGAGAGGACAAAAATTGGATGCATTGGATGGAATTGGTTGAGGTATTGGTAAAAAATAATTTGTCTACGTTCGCTGTGGGTCATCCTGATACTTCTTTTCGTTTGGAAGGGTGCCGGACAGCGTGGGATAAGGGAATGGGTGAGCGGTATTTGGACACGACCATCGCCGCGATGTTGCGGGCGAAATTAGTAGTTGCGACGGATAACGGCTTGGCACATTTGGCTTTGATGTGTGGGAGGCCGTTGGCTCTGATATCTCACGGCGAAGGGTACGTGGCTGATGGCGTGGATGATGTGGGTACTCCGTACTGGAAAATAAAACTCGATCGATACAAGCAAGAAAACCATTTGGGGGCTCCCGTATTTGTGATCCATAACTGTTGGCACACGCCACTGCCCGCTATCGAGTTTGTAATAAGGCACTTTGAAAAAGTAAGTGTTATATAATGAGTGAGTTTTCTATGGCCGGTCCTGAGATTGTCGATATCGCCCGCGAAGAACGGTGGTTGTATGATATATTCGCGATGATAAAAAAACATTGTTTTTATGGTGTGGTTGAGGTAAAGTTTGAAAATGGGCGCATAGTGCGTGTGGTAAAGCATGAAAGTATGATGCCTCCTACACGCGGGAGTTCACAAAAAAATAGCAGTTAGTGTGATTTTTTGTTTGCCCCGTCGCTGAATCTGTGTTATACTTTAGGGGAATTGTATCCTACGAGGGAGCCTTTCATTAATTGGAAGACTCCCGTTTTTGTAGGTAAATAAAAACGATGCCGATACCAAAACCTAAATCGGGAGAAACCAAGGATGCATTCATCAGTCGGTGTATGAGTGATGCAGTTATGAAGAAAGAGTTTCCTGAGCGGGAGCAGCGGCTTGCGGTATGCAGTTCCCAACTCAAGGCCCATGAGGAATCGAAAATGAAACTTCAGCATTTGACCACCAATTTTTCGGATTTAGTGCGGCATGACAGGATGGAGGGGCGGGAATATTTAGTAGCCCCCATGATTATGGCTGTTGAGGGGGTTTTGAATGGCAGTGATGGGCCTTTGTATTACCCGGCGGAAGAGTGGGCGAAGGTCCCAGCTGTATGGAATCACAAACCTGTAGTGGTCTATCACCCGACAAGAAATGGAGAGCACGTCTCCGCTTGCGACCCGGACATCTTAACAAACAGAAAAGTCGGCGTTATTATGAATACTCGATGGGAAGACGGCAAGCTGAAGGCGGAGGCGTGGATAGAAAAAGAACGAGTGGGCGCTGTTGACCCCCGTGTGAAGGATGCTCTGGAAAAGAATGTCGTGATGGAGCTGAGTACTGGGCTGTACGTCAGCTCGGACGGCGTACCGGGCGAGTGGAAGGGCATTCCTTATATAGGTACTGCCAGGAATTGCAGGCCCGATCATTTGGCTTTGCTGCCGGATAAGGTGGGGGCCTGCTCGATTGCCGATGGTGCAGGGTTTTTGCGGGCGAATGCTGCGTGGTCTACTGCTTATATAAATGATCTTCCCGATAGTGCTTTTTTGTACATTGAATCGGGAGGCAAAAAAGATGAAGAAGGTAAGACCACGCCTCGCTCGCTTCGGCACCTCCCATATAAGGATAGCAGTGGGAAAGTTGACTTGCCCCACTTGCGAAATGCATTAGCGCGGATACCACAGATGGATATATCCGATCAAAAAAAGGAATCTCTTCAAAAGAAGGCGCGAGCGATTCTTGAAAAGCAACAGCCTGCAACGCAAGAGCTGAGTCATCAGGCTATCAAAGAAGCGTTGCGGCAAAAAGTATCGACGGATAAGGGCTCTGCGGTATATGTGGAGGATGTGTTTGCTGACACGTTCATTTATGAAAAGAATGGGGAACTGTTCCGGCAGAATTATTCGATAAAGGGAGACACTGTCTCTGTTTCTGGCATTCCGGAGCGGGTTCAAAAGAAGTACGAATATGTGGTGCTCGACAATGAGCAAATGATAAAACGGATTATTTATCGAACTACGAAAGGATTAGAAATGGACAAGAAAGAAGCCGTTCAGGCGCTTATTGATGGTGGTGGTTGGACTGAGGATGATAGGGAGTTTCTTATGTCATTGAATGATGAAGGACTGAAGCACTTGCAGGATCGGAAAGTTCCTGAGCCCTCGAATGAGGAAAACGAGGAGAAGGAAAATAAGAAGGACGAAGAGACTGAAGCGTCTCAGGTTCAGACAAACAAAGAAAAAGAACCTGTGGCAAACCAGAAGTCTGCGGAAGAAAAGGGCCAACCAAAGAAACCCATGACTGTCGATGAATACATTGCGAATGCGCCGGAGGGCATTCAGGAAGTGTTGCGCAATGGATATCGGGTGCATCAGCGGATGCGTGAGTCATTGATAAAGCAGATTATGGCTCATGAACGAAATGCGTATACAGAGGAAGCGCTCCAAGCCAAAAGCATGGACGATCTTCAGGCGCTGGCACAGATTTGTAGCACGCCTGAGTCTGTTGCGGCGAACGATTATAGTGGTTTGGGGCCGATTTCGAGCGAGCATGAGGAAGCTCCTCTTGTTGCTCCTACGATGGATTTTTCGACCAAATAAAAAAAATAGGGCAAAGAGCCCGGAAAGGATTAGGCAAAGATGAGTGCGAACACAATTATGCTGGACCGTGACGGATATCGGCGGGAGGAGGCTTTGGCGACCGCGGCGGTGGTCAAGCCTGGCTACCTGTTGGAAAAGACCTCGGCGGGGAAGGTGAAAGCGCACGCGACAGCTGCGGGTTGGTCTCAGCGGTTGGTAGCGATTGAGGATGACCTGCAAGGTAAGACTGTTTCTGACGCTTACTCGGCATCGGCGCTGATCCAGTACGCCGTGGTTAGTCCAGGCACGCTATGCCAGCTTATGCTCAAGTCGGGGCAAAACATCTCGATTGGCGACAAGCTGGTATCAAACGGCGATGGTACGCTAAAGGCGGCAACTGGTACGGACAAAGAAATCACTGCATGGGCAGAGGAAGCAGTTGATCTCAGTGGTTCTGGTGCGGAAGATACGCTAATCAAAGTACGGGTTGGTCCGTAATACATTTAGACAAGCTAAGGCTTGCTATAAAAAATGAAAGGATAGAAAGATGACAGAGGATTATATTTTGAATGGGCGGGCGTACGGCGATGTGGCGGAGCGGCTGCTTGCAGCTAACTTTGACCCCAACGCTTTGCGACCATATGTGGGTGAGGATGGGCGCGCCTACATCACGCAAAACCAAGGTGGGAAGCCGAAGGCGGTGCCGGTGGCTAACACTACGGCGACGCTGCGTAAGGATGATTGGAAGATGCTCGATGACGCCATTGTGGCGGCGGCTAAGCCCCGTCTCAAGCTGGTTGGCGATCTGCGGGCTCGGGGTTTGCAATTTACCATTCCTGACGGGATGGGAAGAACGATTCTCGAAACTGAAACTGTCAGTGATATCAATGATGCTGACATTTCGATGGATCCGGCGCGCGAAACCCAAGGTGATCGGCCCGTGTTCGAGTTGGGTCAATTGCCTTTGCCGATCATCTGCAAGGATTTTCATTTTGGCGCTCGCCAGATACAGGCGAGTCGAAACGGTGGTAGCCCATTAGATACTACGATGGCGGAGTTGGCTGCTCGAAAGGTCGCCGAAATGGCGGAAAAGCTTGCCATTGGTGTGGCCCCTAGTAGTGCCTATGCGTTTGGCGGCGGCACTATTTATGGTCTCACGAACTATTCCGGAGCGATGACCAAAACGATCACCACTCCGGATGGAACCAATCAGGCGACTACGCTGGCTGAAGTGCTTGCCATGCGTAAACAAAGCACTGATGCCTATCATTATGGTCCCTGGATGATCTACAATTCTCCGGCGTGGGATCAGTGGCTTGATAACGACTTCAGCACATCCAAGGGTGATATGACCTTGCGGGAGCGGCTGCTGAAGATCAATGGCATCCTTGGTTTCCAAACGCTGGATTATCTGACCAACTATGATTTATTGCTGGTACAAATGACCAGTGACGTAATCAGGATTGTGGTTGGTATGGAAGTTACAACGATTCAGTGGGAGACGATGGGCGGTTTGCGAAAGCACTTCAAGGTGATGGCAATCTTAGTGCCGCAGCTTCGGGCCGACCAGAACTCGAATACTGGAATCGTTTATGGTTCGGTCTAAGCTTAAGTCATGGGAGTTCTCTCCTCCAATCCAGGGTTGGGTGATCGTGTGGGCTGCGGTGCCCAGCCCTGTTTTTGTTTTTTGCGGCCCATAGGAGACTAGTCTAATGGGATTGTTCAAACTGAAAGATCGTTGTGGTTGGCACGCTGAAGGTGATCGTATTTTCAAGTCTGGGGAGGTGGTTGAGAGCGACCGTCCTTTGGACGAGATGTGGCCGTTCAAGTTTGAACGGTTGCGGGATATTGAAGGGGATGTTGAGGCTAGTCGGACGTTGCAGTTGTCGGCAAAAGAGAAAGTAGCAAAACTAGCGGCAAAAGATGAAGCTGATATTGGGATGCATCCGGACGGCCATGCGCAAAGCGCGGAGGAATTGGCTAGTATTAGCAGCAGGCTGGGGGCGAACGTCACAGCAGAGTTTCCGGAAGCGGTGGCTGCTGGGGTGCTTGTGCTGCGCCGCGGTGAAAGATATCGACTGGCTGATCCTGACTTGCCTAACAGGTCGCTTTCTGTTGGCGTAACCAGGGATAAGGTGCTATCCACAATCGAAACTATGAGCTAATAGAGAGGAAAAGGTATGCTAACGGCAAACTATACTCGGCACTTAAAGGTGCTGGGAAAGCTGTGTAAGTTTTACGACGAAGCCAATGCGGAAGAATCGGAGCAGCTTCTTCGGCTGGCGCGATTGGTGGATCAAGTGGCTACGGGCGAGGTGGCCAGTCAGGATGGTTTTGAGGTCATCCACCAGAATTATTCGCAGCTGAAGGGGGCTATTACTTCCGGCCCCACGGCCATGAAAACGTCTGCTATCAATGCGGCGGCGCAATACGTGAAGATGGAAGATTTTTACGGCGATTTTGTTAGTGAAACGCCAGCGAACACAACGACTGCCTTGGCTATCTTGACGGCGTTTGCGGCGGAGATGGTGGCGGACAACGTATCATTTGATACGAAGTCGAGCACGGGGCTGATTAACTTTTTTGATACCGTAGCCGGATCGGATCTATCGTGGAACGAATCGTCCGATCCAGACTACCCGGATGCTACTTATGTAGTTGATGAACTTGTATAAGTGATATGTGGTGGCATCCTGAGCAGTGGTGGGCTGGCCAGACGGCTGTGGTGATAGGTGGGGGGGACAGCTTACGGGGCTTTGATTGGCGGCGGTTGCGGTCTTTTTTAACCGTGGGCTGTAACAATGCATTCGAGTTAGGGCCGTCGATTTGTACGGTTTGTGTTTTTGGCGACTTAAAATGGTTCAACTTGCACCAAGCGGCGCTAGAGGCTTTTCCCAATCCTGTCGTGACGAATCAGCCGTTTTTGTGCGAGCGTGGGCCAGAATGGCTATTGACTGTTCCCAGAGAACCACAGGGGCTTAGTCGGGAGAGGCTGACATGGGGCGGTAACACTGGATGTATAGCGCTTAGTTTGGCCCTGTTGTTGGGGGCCGTGCGTATATATCTAATAGGATTCGACATGAAATTGCGTAACAAGCAGCGGGCGAATTGGCATGATAAGAATGCAGCGAAGCCCAACCCGCTGGCGTACGATCGGTTTAAGAGAGGATTTGAGGAGATTGCTAAGGCGCTGCCGAATGTTTATCCGGGGCGGGAGGTGATAAATCTTGGTCCCGATAGCGACCTTGACTGTTTTCCGCGAGCTGAGCTGGACAAGGTCATTCCCTTATTCGAGGAGGTGGGCTGTGGATAAGCCGGGTTACAAAACAACGGAGTTTTGGTTGTCGTTGTTAGCGATGTTGCTGGGCGCTTTGATGGCTTCCGGTGTGATTGCCGAGGGAAGTACTGTGGCCCAGATCTTAGGTATAGTTTTGGCAGGGTTGGCGCAGCTTGGCTATACAGCTGGCCGGGCACAGGTAAAGAGTGCGAACAGTGGGCGGTTTCCTTAATGCTTTGGCGACAATCGTGGGCCTAGTGCTGGGCTCTATACTGAAATTGTTTGTAGGAAAAATCAATGCGCCGGATACAGGCATTCTTGTTGATCGTCGGCCTAGCTTGCGTGAGCGTTTGGAGCAGCGGGTGCGGGAATACAAAAACCGTGCTCATACCCAGCGGTGAGCCCGTCCAGCTGGCGGAGCCTGTGCGGGCCAGGATATACGCGAATGTGAACGGTGAGATGATTAGTACGGATAGCAAAGTAGAGATTCCAGAGGGGTGGTATTGCCTGCCTGACCCTGGGATAGAGTAAGCGAACAAGGGAGACTAGCTATGTGGAGACTAAGAGCATTTTTGCAGGATGCGGTGGCACGGGCATTGTCTGTCCGAATGCAGGTGATTGATTATAGAATGAGGCACAAAGAGGGGGACGTTCCTTACAGGTTTAAGGTTGTTCTCAGTGTATACAAAGGTTACGGTCCAGAGGGGGAGGCTGTTGTTCATGGGCGGTGGCGGATTTGGTTGATAATTCGTGCGTATAGGCTTGCTGTCAAAGCGAGGCGGCATGCAATCTGTCGCTATTGTGTTAATTAAAAAGTTCTTGGACAGGGCTGAGCAGTGGCGTATCGAACCACATATGCAGCGGTAGCAAAGATCATCGAGGTGGATCTTACCATCACGACCGACCTGGTTCCGTTCATCGAGGCGGCCAACCAGCTCGTCACGGACGTGTGTGGGAACTATGATAGCGACGATCAGTATGATGCTGGCAAGTTGGAACTGATTGAGCGTTGGCTTGCTGCTCATTTTTATGCCATTCGTGATCCTAGAGCAAAGTCTGAACATGCG